AGGGCCTCCTGGCCACGCTGGGAGGCCTCCAGGGCTGCCTGGAGCTGCTCCTGGGCCTGGACCGCCAGCGCCAGGCGCTGCTCGGCCTGGGTGGCCCTGGCGGACTCGTGGCGGCCGTAACGGATGGCCAGGCCTGCGGCGGTGGTGGCGAGGGCCAGGAGGATGGCCAGGATGCGCGTCGTGAGGCTCATACGGTGATGACCTCCCCATTGGTGATGAAGCCGTGCCATTGGCAGCCAGCTCCAAGCAGTTGAATGGAGGGCGTCAGGGTCAGGTCATCGAAGCCCGTGCCGGACATGGGCCAGCGGCCAGGGCCCTGGCCCGCTTCCATGGGGACTTCCGGCTTGTAGCAAAGGATCGAGTGGCACCCCGGTCGGCCGCCCTTGGCCTTGTAACACCCGGGGCAAACGAACCAGAGGCCGTCCGCTTCCGCGGGGGTGTCCACAGTGACCAGCACTTCCCGGCCGCGCTTGCCCGTCAGGTCGCGGCGGACGAATCGTGGCTCCAGGTCAACGAGGCGCATGGCCACCTCCCAGCTCGATCCGGTAGCGCAGGTTGCGGGCCAGGTAGCCCCGGGTGATGCCGGCGTTGCGCTCCCCCGTCACCCGGGGGAGTGTCTGCAACCAGGCCGACTGGCCCTGCAGGCCCAACTGGTCGGCCAGCAGCTGGGCCTTGCGCACCGACCCGAGCCCGGCGTTGTAGGCGCCCAGCGCCGGATCCAGCCGCCCGCCCGTTCGGGCCTCCAGCCAGGTCATGTAGGCGTGCTGCCCGGTAATGGCGGCCTTGGGGTCGTAGGCACTGGCCCCGCGGGGCACCCAGCCCATGTCCATCGCCCACGACCAGGTCGCGGGCATGAACTGAGCGAGGCCCATGCCGCCGTCCGGGGCGGTGACCCCGGCGCGGAAGAGGCTCTCCGCCTTCACCTGGGCCGCCCGGTCCACCCAGCGGGGCCCGGCCACAGTCCGGAAGGTCGCCTCGTAGGGCACCTGGGCGATGAGCCCGGCCATGGCCAAGAGGACCAGGAGGAGGGCGCGGAAGGTCTTCACCGGAGCACCTGTCCCGCCAGGTAGGCGAAGGCCAGCAGCAGGGCCACGAAGGACAGGCCAGCCACCTGGGTCTTGGCGGCGGCACTGGCCTCTGAATCCTGGGCCTGGGACCAGTGCCATAGGCGCTTGCCCAGCCGCGTGCGGTCCAACACCTGGAAGGCGCCCCAGGCCATCAAGAGCACACCCAGCGCCAGCCCCACGGCCAGCTTCGCCCGGAAGAGTGCCAGGCGGGCCTGCAGGGCCAGCTCCCAGGCAGGGCTGTCCGGCGTGGGCTGCAGCACGGCCCAGGCGGCAAGGGCCTTGGCCGTCAGCCAGGCCGCCAGGGCGGCGACCACCAGGAAGGCAGCGGCCACGCGGGCCCGGGCTGGTTTGTCGAGCGTGAAGCCGTGGGCGCCCAAGAGGAAGCCCATCAGGGCTGCCCAGCCCGACAGCAGGGCGCGGAGCAGGCGCTGGAAGAGGGTGGGATCAGCGTCAAGGTTCGGCGGCCAGGGGAAGGCGAGCATGGGACCTCCAGTGCCCCAACCTCGCCCAGCGGCGTCCGTCCTGCTTTCAAAGCGTTTTTGTGGCCCGTCAGCCCAGCTCGTCGGCGGCGAACAGGCCGCCGTTGCCCTCGACGTTCTGACGCCGCTGCTGGCGGACCCGCGCCAGGATCTGCCGGATGCGCATCTCCGTCAGGCTGTAGGTCTTCGCCAGCAGGCCATAGCTCCAGCGCTCGAAGACGAAGCGGTGGTGGATCTCCAGATCCCGCGCCCGCAGCTCCACGCCCCCGGCCTTGGGGATGTAGATGGGCTGCCCGCCCCAGATCGTGGGCTGCCGCAGCCAATCGACCGACTCCCAGGCCACCGTGGCCGCCAGATCCTTGTCCACGCCGCGCTTCGCCAGGGCTTCGCCCAGGTGCGCCGCCAGGTCCTCCAGGATCTCCGGGTAGTCCGCCATGGTTCCCCCATCACGAATCTAGGCCAGATGGGGCCTGGATGCGCGGGCACGAAAAAGCCCCGCGGGGGCGGGGCTGGGCTGCGAGGGTGCGGGGCTCTCAAGATTCTTTGGGAGGGGGCCAGACCAAGCCCGCCACATCGAACTCAAATACCGGCTCTCCTTCCTGATAAACAGGAGCCTGGATTCTCAGGGTCTTTGCTTTTTTTAGCCGGGTGACCAATCCCTGGAACCCACTCAGGAACAGAGTGGTGGTGCTGTGATCAGCAGCTCCGACGACGGACACTCGGAAGGCTTTCTCTTCATCGAACCGCAGCAGAACAGAGGCTCCGTCGTAGGAATTCACCAGGAATTGGCCTTTGTCGATGAACAGCATGACATCCCGCCCCTTCCCTTGACCGCTCCTGATGACCAGACGGCCGTGCTGTGCTCCTTGGTAGGGGAATTTAAACTCAACGGTGTTCAGACTTTTCGTGCTCGCGTATGAAGTGGAGCCGTGGCCCATGGGGTCGGGCTCCAGCCGGTAGGTCCAGTTTGTGGGGGCAGGAGGCACTGGGGCTGCGGGGGGCTCTGACTGCGCCACCCGGGGGGCTGATGCGGAAGCCCCTGCCACCGGGACCACGGGGTGGACATTGGGAGGTGTGCTCATCGCCCCAAGACCGATGATGCTGACGACGATTGCACCAAGGGCCCAGTAGGCCCACGCGGGGGTCTTTCTCTCTGCGTCCATACAGCCTCCTTGTGGGATATGGGGAAACATTACTCCCGTCCGTGCCGCCGCGCATCGTAGGTGAGGGCGGCGACGATCTTCTTCAGCTCGTCGGGCTCGCAGAGCTGGACCTGGTTCTTCTTGAACATCTTCCAGGCCATGCCGTGGACGTAGGCCCATGGGCGCTTGGCCTCGGCGAGCTGGGCCTCGATCTTGTCCAGCAGGGGGGCCTTGTCGATGGAGACGATGGCGGGCTTGCCTGGGTAGGCCTTGGCCGGCGCCGAGGGTGCCCCCAGCCGCCCCAGCTCCAGCAGCACCTTCCACCGCTCCCCCGGCCCCATCGCCCCGGCGCTGTCCTTGCCCGTGGTGGCCCGCAGCAGGCTGCGGTAGACGTCCTCCTCCAGCCCCAGCTCCTTCTTGGCCAGGTGGATCCGGGCGAGGTCCGCAGCGCGGCGTGCATCGATCTTTTTAGGCTGGGTTTGCATTTGGTAGACCCACGGGATTTTCAACAGTTAGGTGTTTTCAAACGGGATTAGGCGGCCTGGGCGGTATGCCTATTTGAAAGTTAGGCCGCCCGCCGAAGGAACATCGCGCAAGGCCCGTCTTCGGTGTCGTAGATAGCGGCCAAAAACCATCCCTCTCCGTCAGGCTGGGTTGGATCCCACTCTCTGCAATCCGGGTCTCCGGCCTCGAAGTAGCGGTTCACTAGTTCTTCCGGAGCGTCCCATTCAAGGGAAACAAAGCAGCTTTTGAAACCCCACCTTTTCAGGAATGGGCGAGCATCCGTATCTTCGGGAATTTCGTCCCATGGGATTTCAGGGTGATACCAATACCCGTTTTCATCCCTCTCGACAGGCACAGGTCCAATTTGCAGCCTAACCGTGGCCTTCAACTCGGACCCGGCCGCCTGTGCTTCCTGGCTCTGTTCGGCGTTCTGTTTTTCGTTCATGTTCCCCTTTCGTGGCCCATGGCCGGGCCGGTTAAGGCTGAAGTTGGGCGCTACTCGGTGGGTTTGGGGACGAGCTTCCCCCTGCTCATGCGCTCCATCGTGTAGGCCAGGCTGTTGAGCTCAGTGATGGGGATGGCGTTTTTGAGATCCTTGCTCCAGTGGTAAGTGGTCCGCTGGTTCTTCCCGAAGTGGGAACCGCTCATGTATTTCCCGTCTTTCTCAATTACCCACGTCATGTGTTCCTCCATTGGCGCTGCCCAACCACTCGTTCAACGCCGCTCGTTTCACTCGCTCGGACCCGTCAGGCTGCGCCTGCCGTGCCGGTTAACTCGGGATCGTTAGGCCAGCCTTCGCTGCTGGTAGCCGATCAGTCCGTGCGTGAGGGCGAACATGGTCAGCAGCCTGGATGCTGTGCGGCGCTGCGCTCTCTCTTCGGCCTCGCGCTGGGCTGGTGTCATCGCCGCCAACCTTTGGCACTTGGCCTCGTCCCTGGCGTCCTCGGCATGTTCCTCCCGCTCGATGGCCTGGGCCTTCCGCTCTTCGAAGGTGCCGCGTCGTTTCGCCTGCCCCATGTCCTTGTCCTTTCCGCCCGGCCTAACCGGGCCAATCAACCCGGACCCAAGCGCGGGTTCCGTGTGGTTTTTGAAAGGTCCGGCCTGCGCTTGGGCCGGTTATTGCCGAAGTTAGGCATCAGCAATCGTGCGGACATGGATCATGGCCGCGAAGGGCTTGTCCATGGCCTACCCCGCCTTCTGGTTCAGCGCGGCCTGGCAGGCGGCGCAGTCGTGGAAATCGCTGTCAAACTGCCAGGGGGCGCCTTCGGGTACTTCCGCGCCGCATAGGGCGGTGCGGCGCGGAGCCGGGACCAGAAACTGGAAGGGCTGCTCCTGCAGCTGCACGGCGTGGGCCTGGCGCTGGCCGGGGATCTCGTACCAGATGGCGTAGCTGAAGCGCTGGGTCAAGAGGCCTCCGCGTGCCGTTCGGCGATCTGGCGGGCGGCGCCGGCTGTGGTTTCGAGGATGGCGAGGTCGCGGGCGATCTGGCGCCACTCCTCGGGGGAGCGGTCGGCATTGCGGAAGTGGGACAGGTTGTCGAGCAGGCGCCGGTCCATCTCACGGAACCAGACGTAGCCCTCGAAGGGGTGAACCACCACAGGCGCGGGAGGGGGCACCAGGACGGGCGCGGCAGGCGCCGTGGACGGCGCGGCCTGGCGGACGGGCCGGGTCTTCTGGGCCTCGGGGGGGACGTCCAGCTTGTAGTACGCGCAGATCTCGCGGATCTCCTGCTGGGCCCAGTAGCACTTCTCCTTCTTTTCGGCGGCGGCGCGGAGGACGGTCACCAGGTGCTGGATGCGGCCCTGGGGATCGTGGTGGCGGCCACGGGCGGGGGTGGCTTTGGGCATGGGGGCCTCGGAGATGGGGGCGCCAGGTGCCCCGGCGTGACCGGGGCTGTCGGCATGGCGCACCTCCTGGGTTGAGGGTTTGGCCCTGCGCAGCCGCAGCAGGGGCTGCACGGGGCGCTCGATGGGCTGGGGTGGCACGGTGATGTGGAAGGGCTGCTGGCGCTCCTCGGCCTCTTTCAGCTCGATGGCGAAGGTGATGCGGCCCTTGGTGGTCATCCAGGTCTGCATCTCTTTGCCGAAGGGGTCGGCTGGGCGGGTGGCCTTGTGGTCTTCTAGGCGGCGGCGCAGCTCGGGGAGGTCGAGGGTGAGGAATTCGTTCATCTCGCTCATCGCGTGCCCCGGGCCGCCGTCTGGCGGGACTGGGCCTCGCGGGCCCGGCGGCGGCGGTCCAGCCACCAGAGGAGGCGCCATTCCCACCAGCGGAAGGTGAGGACGGCCACGGGCACACCCACCGCGGTGAGCAGCCCCAGGGTCAGGATGGTGCCGGTCAGGCGGTTCATGGCGCACCGTCCAGTGCCACGGCCAGCCTGATCACCACCCAGCCAACGATGATGACCACGACGGCGAGGCAGATCCCAACGAACACGGGCGGGGCGTCGTCCACGCGCATTTCGACCTGGCCCTCTCCGCCACAGACCGCGCAGGTTCGGGTGCTGGTCTTGCTGTCACGGATATGGCCGAAGCCTTCACAGCCCGGGCAGGTGGTGAGGTGGCGGGGGGCCTGGGCGGTGGGGTCAGTCATGGGCCACCTCCAGCCCGAAGAGCGGCGTGCCCTTCGCGGCGTCCTTGCGGGCCTTCTTCTCGGCCCGGGCCGCCTCTTTGGCCTGGCGGCGGTCCTGGGCCAGGGCGCGGTCCCGCTCGCGGATCCGGTCTTCGATGGTCAGCTGGGTGCCGGCGCGGTGGTGGGGCGGCTTGGGGTTTGCGGCTGGCTTGGCGCCAGCGGGTGGTGCTGCTTTCGGCATGGCGGTCTCCTGAAGGAGCGCGCGGAGCTTGGCCTCAGCGCGGAGCTGGAGCCTGCGGACGGGCTCTCGGGTGCAGCCGAGGCGCTGGCCGACGGATTCCAGGGATTCTTCCGGGCCCTTGAGTCCGTAGCGGCGGATGAGGACGGCGCGGTGGCGGGGATCGAGCTGGCCGAGGGCCTGCCACAGGCGGGCGGCGGCCTCGGACTGCTCGGCCTGGTGCAGAGGATCGGGGGAGGTGGAGGGCAACAGATCACTGAAGGCGGTGTCGTTGTCGCGCAGGCGGGCATCGAGGCGCAGGACGGGCGGCAGGGTGTTGTCCTTGAGGGCCTGGGCGCGGGCCCGTTTGTCCAAGTAGATGTCGTGGGACCGGCCCAGGGCCGCCCGCATGGCCTGGCGGATCCAGTGGTCGGCGTAGGACAGGTAGCCCGTCCCGAAGGCCGGGTCGTAGTCCCGGGCGGCCCGGAGGGCGCCGGAGCGGCCCTCCTGCAGCAGGTCGTCCCGGTCCAGGCCGCGCATGGTGGCGGCCTGGAGGTAGAGATCCGCTCGCCGCTGGATCCAGCCTTCTACCTGGGCCACCACGGCGACGTCGAGGCCTTCGGCGCGGGTCCAGTAGAAGACCTTCCCGTTCACCTGGATGGCGATGGGGAGGATCTCGGCGGCGGCGGAGTCGCGCATCAGACCGGCACTTCCACGCGGACGCGCTCGACGTTGTTGGCGCGGAGCTGCCGGTCCAGGGCGAGGGCGGCTTCCACGGTGTAGACGACGGGCATGCCCAGTTGCATGGCGAAGGCCAGCTCGCGGCGGCAGCCGGCGCTCTGGTGCCAGTCCCCGGCCATCAGGATGTAGTTGCAGCGCCGCAACACCTCCAGGTCCATGGCCATCCAGGCTTCGTAGGGGACGTCCGTGGTGCCGACCTGGGGGCTGTTGCGGTGCGGGCAGTAGTGCAGCACCTGGGATTCCCACAGCTGGGAGGACACCGCCAGGGCGGTCAGGTAGTGGGCGGTGCGGGTGAGGGCCTGGTCGGCGCTGATGGGGGCGCTCAGGTAGCCCATGGGGAGCGGGGGGTGGGACAGGTCTTTCTCCAGCTGGTTCATGGCTAGACTCCGGTGATGTCGAGCGAAATGGGGACGTAGTCGCCCGCCTCCGTGCGCTCGTAGACGCGGAGGTAGCTCTTGCTGCCGACGACCTGGACGGACTCGGAGATGGCCTCCAGGGCCTTCTTCCAGTCCTTGTCGTCGATGTCGAGGGACCGCAGGCCCAGGACGCGGCGGATGCTCACGTTCCCGGCCTTGTCCACCTGAAAGGCGTCGTTGACGAGGGCCAAGAGCTTGGCGTCGGCGCCGTCCGACCACTTCTTGATGCACTTGTCGATCAGGGACTTGGCGACCTGGAGGCGCTCATCGAAGGTGATGCTGTCCTGCTGGGCCACCACGACCTTGAACCGGCCATCGAAGCTGAGCAGGGAGAGGTTGCCCTTGGTGCCCCCCAACTTGGCGCGGAAGCGGGCCGCGCTCTGCGCGACGAATTCGTTGATCTCGTCCATCACGCCGGTCTTGAACTCGGCCAGCTCGCCGGACTTGTCCCGGGCCCGGGCGGCGATGCCAACCACCAGCTCGTCGCGGATGAGGTCGATCTCTTTGATGTTGGCGATGAGCACCAGGTCGCCGTTGGCGTTCTGGCGGTAGCCTTCGGGGATCTTGGGATTCTTGGTCATGCGGGGGCTCCTGAGTGGCCTAGATGGCCGGGTCGAAAGGCAGGCGGGCGCCGTGGGCGGCGAGGTAGAGCTGCCGCCAGGCGGTGATGTAGCTGTTGGTGAGGGCGAAGACGGTGGGGATGGCCAGGCCTTCGACGAAGGCGCGGTCGGCAGCTTCGAGCTGCACATCCGGCGCGCAGTCCAGCAGGGTCTTCTCGTAGTGGAGCAAGGCCTGGGAGGCGGTCTCCAGGCTGGAGAGGTCGTGGATGCGCTCGATGGCACCCTCGGCGCAGAAGGCCGCGTGCAGCAGGGTGTCGGGCGAGGTGGGCGGGGGCAGGAAGGGGACCGGAGGCCGGGGGGGCTGGGTGAGGGGGCGGAAGGCGCCCCAGCCCATGAACAGCGGCGGGGTGGTGGCGGTGCAGGTGCTGGGGGCGATGGCGTTCATCGGGGCTCCTGGGTGGCGGGGTTGTGGGGGCATTCCAGGCAGGCGTTCCAATGGGCCTGGGCCCAGCTGGAGGACGTGGGGTGGTCGTGCTCGCGCCAGAAGCGGCAGTCGGCGGCGGAGAGGTTGCGGGCTTCGAAGGGGCAGTCGATATGCCCGTAGGTCCGCAGCACGGCCTCCTCGATCCGGGCGGTGCTGCTGTCGTACTTGTGGTTCAGCACCAGGCTCAGAGCCGACTTGCTGTAGCCCAGTTCGGCGGCGACGAGGCCCAACCCGCCCGGGTTGCGCTTGGCGACCTGGTCGCGGAGGATCTCAAGCCACATCGAAGGTCTCCTTGGTGTTGGCGTCGTAGACGCGGCGCTGGCGTTTGTTCCACTGCGGCGGGAGGGGGCCCGAGTCGCGGACGATGGCGTAGATGGTCCGGGCGCCTTCTTTGTGGGGCAGGCGTTTCACGAAGCCCGCCCGCACCAGCGCGTCGAGATACTTCTTGGCGCTTTCGTAGGGGTTCCCGTCGGTGGTGTTGGAGGCGGGCACCAGCAGGCCGTGGATGGTGGCCCGGCGCATCATCCGGAGGGCCCGCCAGAGGCGGGAGCGGAAGTGGTGGGGCACATCGGCGGCGGGCCTGGGGCCCATGGGGCCAGAGGTGACCTCCACCCCCTGCCCGGCCACGGCGGCACCCTTGGGTGTGAGCGCCCAGGTGCCGCGCCAGACCATGACGGCGAGGCCGCGCCCGCGCAGGGTCTTGAGGCCATCCCGCACTTGCAGCCGGGTCAGGCCCGTGTCGTCCACCAGCACGCCGAAGGCGATGCGGCCAAGGCGGCCGGCCATGGCCCGGAGGAGGGCCGTGCTGGGGCTCTGCCCGGTGGTCATACCGGCCTCTGCAGCTTGACGACGCGGGGGCGCTTGGACTGCCAGTCGTGGATGAGTTCCTGCCCCTCCACGTCCTTCAGGCCCAGGGTGTTGGCCTTGCGCTGCTTGGCGATCCGCTCGCAGTTGCCCAGCGCATTCATCACCAGCCGCATCCGGCCTTCGCACTGGCGGTGGATCTCCTCCACCAGGTCGTGGTCCAGCTGCACGCCATCCAGCAGGGTGGTGGCGGCCTTGGTGACATCCTCACGGCTGACGGGCTGGAAGTAGACGATGACCGCGATGCGGCTGCTGATCTGCGGGTAGCGGCTGCGGATGCGATCCCGCACCTGATCCATGCCCACCAGGACGAAGGGGATCCGGGTGGCGTCGCTGACGTCGCGGATGGCCTCCATCACGGCGTGATCGGCGAGGGCGTGCTCCACCTCGTCCACCACCACGGTGTAGGGGCGGGCGTCGAGGGCGTTCACGGCCTGGCGGAACATGTCTTCGGTGAGGCGCTGGGGGCTGACGCCCAGGGCCGCCAGGAGGTCGTTCAAGAACCAGTGGCGCGTCCAGCCGCTCTTGGCGCGGATGTAGACCGCGTAGGGCTGCTGTGACACGTACCACCGCAGGGTCTCGGTCTTGCCGAAGCCGGGTTCGCTGGTGACCAGCCCCATGCCGGCCTCCAGGGCTCCGCGCTGGTGGATGATGGACATGCCGGCCATCAGGCGCTCCACGTTGGACACGAGGGCGAAAGTGGGTTTCAAAAGGGCCTCCTTTGAGGGTGGTGGTGGGGTGGGGAAAGGTCAGGCGCCGAGGCCCAGCACGGCCTGCAACGCGGGGTCCGCCTGGATGCGGAGGTGGATCTCCCGGGCTTCCTGGGCGTCCAGGGCCTCGGGGTGGGCTTGGGCCCAGCGGTAGTAGTCGATGTCGTTGGCGAAGATCGGGCGGCCGCTGGGCGCCAGGGGCTCGATCTCGGGCTGCTCGATGGGCTCGGGGTGGTAGTCCGTCAGGCGGCTGAAGCCCTCGGCTGCCAGGGCCCGCTGGGCGGGCGTGAGGTCTTGCACCTCGATCTGCTCCAGGGGCTCGCCGAGCTTGCGCTGGGCCTTGGCTTCGAGGCGCTGCCGCTGGCCCTCGACGCGCTTCTCCCGGAGGCTTTCCACGTAAGGCTTCGGGAAGTACGCGGACTTGTTGGCCTCGAAGCCCGCCTCGCAGACGAAGGTGCCATCCTGGCGGCTGATCCAGACACGGGTGGCGTCGTGGATGTCGAAGGCCACGCGGACCTCTTCGCCGTGCAGCTCGGCCAGTTCCCGGCTGTAGTAGGTGTTGCCGAATAGCGCGATCTCGCCGCGGCGCACCTGGCGCAGCTCTTCGGGGCGGAAGTCGTCCAGGGAGATGGGCAGTCCCTCGGGCTTCCAGCCCAGGGCCTCGGCCTGGGCCCAGGTCTGGTCGGGGCTCAGATGGCGCTGGCGGCCGGTCTCGGCATCCAGGGCCTTGGGGCAGGCCTTGCTGGCGCGGGTGTTGTGGGCGGCCACGGCCTGATCCACGAAGGCCACGAAGGCCTGCCAGGAGGGCAGCACGGGCAGCCCCCTCCGGCCCGCCTTGAAGACGATCTGGCGGGCCTCGCGGTCCATGGACGCGCCCACATAGGTGCTGAAGGCCTTGGCGGCCAGGTCCACCCAGACGGTCTTCTGCATGTGCTCGATGACGCCGCGGGCCTGGGAGTTGTAGGGGATGCTGAAGTGGTGCTCGTAGCCCAGGCGGGCCTTGAGCGCCTCCATGCGGTCGTTGCGGTAGCCCGGGCCGTTGTCCGTGTAGAAGATCAACGGCACGCCGCCGCGTAGCACGGCCATCCGGAAGGCGTCCATAACCGACCAGGTGGACTCCTTCTCCCAGGCCGACCACCCCACGATGCGGTTGGTGGCCACATCCACGACCATCGTCAGCTCCGGGCGGAAGGGCCGGCCGTGTTCGGGGTGAGCGATCTCGGCGTCGAAGGTGTGGCCGTCCGCCGTGAGCACGTCGAAGGGGAAGTCGGGCTTCTCCCGGCGCCGGAAGGGCTTGATGGTCTTGAGTTCGCGGGGCAGCATGCGGCCGCGTTCACGCTCGACCGCGCCCACCTTGATCAGCCAGCGCCGGGCAGCGTCGTAGCTGGGGGCCTGGGCCCCCGCGGGCAGCTGACCCACCAGGGTCTGAACGGCCCAGCTCAAGCTGGGCTTCTGGGGTTGGCGGTAGATGACCAGCAGCTGCGGCAGCCAGCTCGGCATGGCCCGGTCACAGGCCTTGGGCGCCAGGTGGTCCATGCCGAGCTTGGCGTCGGCGGCCCAGCGCTGCAGGGTGCGGCGGCTGAGCGTGCGGTCGCCGGACTGGCCGGATCGGGCGTTGGCCATGGGCAGCATGGCCCGCAGCTGCTCAGGCAGGCGGCCAGCTTCGGCGTCGCCCAGCAGGCGATTGATGGCCCGCTCCCGGGTGATGCACTCCCCTTCTACCAGGTGGTCGAGGTGGCGCAGAACAGCCAGGCGGGCATCCATGCGGGCCCGACGCCAGTCCGACATGGCGGGGATGGCGGTGGGGTCAGAGGCGGGGGCGATCGCGGGGGCGGCCTGCGCGGTGGCCATGGCGACCAGCTCGGCCTGGGCCTTCTGCTGGGCCTCGTAGACGCGGCGGGCGGCGGGGTAGAGGGTGAACAGGGCCTCGGGGCTGAACCTGTAGTCTGCTTGCCTATTTCGGTGGCCATCCTCGGCGCAGACAAGAGTTGCCTCAAGCCTTCCCGTGGCGATCGCTTTCCGAATGGCCCGTTCACTGACCTGCGCGAGTGTGGCCCCTTCTTTGACCGAAAACCGCGGAACCTGCGGAACCATTGGTGTTGAACCACCTAATCCGGCATCAGGCCCAACACCAGCGCTGGCGCACTGATTGGCTGGTTCCTCGGTTCCAATGCTCGGTTCCGCGGTTTGATGCGGGAACCGCGGAACCTGCGGTGCCAACCGGGGAACCGCGGAACCGGGCGCGGGGCGGAGTTTCTGAACCATCAGTGGCTCACGCAGCAGAAGCGGAGCCGCGGCCCCAAATGCGGTCGGCGGACGACGCCAGGCCTAAGGCCTCTGCGATGGCGTTCTCGATGGCCTCATTCCGGTACTCCCGGTTGATGACCTGGTGGAACTGGGGGTCGGTGAACCCGTTGTTTTCCGCAAGCGTGCGGATGGGGATGCCCTTAAACTTCAGCAACGAACGGATCGCCTCGGGGCTCAAACTGCCGTCGGGATTGATTCCGTGGGAGATTAACTGCTGGAGGTTCGCCGCGGTGGCGAGGATGGAGGGGATATGGGCGGGCAGGCCGGGGGCCGCACCCCTTGGCCGGGGTCTCATGCGGGGCATTTCTGTCCTCCTGTGGCTCAGACTATTAAGCCGATACCCCAATTTCGCACCTTTAAGGCGCACGTCAAGACGTTTGATGCACCTTTTTTCGGGATGGAGGTAGCCGTGGAGCCAAAGGATAGGTTAAAGGCTATAAGAAAAGAGCTTGGGCTTTCCACGCGAGGCATGGCCGAGGTCATCGGGGTGGGTGCATCCGTCTATTCCCATTGGGAGACTGGGCAGGCCCCTGTCCGAAGACCGAACGCTTTGGCCATCCAGGCCATATGGGGCTACTACTGGCGGTGGTTGATGGAGGGCGTGGAGCCAAAGCGCATCGAGAGTGGCTCACCGAGACGAGTTTGCGAATTGCCGGTCCTGGATGGCCTCCCATCCTGCGGCCCGTCAGGCGAGATCCACGAGCTGGGCCCCAACGCGGACAGCATCCCCTTCAGCGCGGCCTTTATTCAGGAGCTGCTGCACCAGTGCGGCGCGGGCACGGTCGCCAACCTGTTCGCCGCCCGGATCCAGGGCGATTCCATGAACCCCACGATTCTGGCCGGTGACACGGTGGTGGTGAACACGGCGTTGGAG